TAGTTGCCCAGCGGGCTCATGCTCACGTGATCGGGCAGGTTGGTCGTCAGCAGCGCCCCGACGATCAGATCGTCGATGAGATCGACACAGATCACACCGAGCATCGCGTCGATGTTGCGCACCATGAAGGCTGCGTACCGGCCGTCATCCGACATGCGGCCTTCGGCGCGAGTCGTCACCCGAGTGGCAGTCCCCATGCCCACTGCACCCAGTCTTCCCGTCAGGTCCATCACCGTCGGGCTTGCCTTCGTCACGAGGTTGAATGCCCGGATGACAAGGCCCCCATTGTTGTCGGTGTAGTAGAACTTGTTCGGATCGCTCGGGTGCCACCAGAGCTCGCAATCCCCGGCGGGGGCGCCGGTGGTGCCATTCCCGAGAGCCCCGTTGCCATCGGTTCCGGTGACCACACGGCCGCCCGCAAGCCGCGTGAACGTGCCGGCGTCGTAGAGATACCAGTAGCTCTTTTCGCTTCGCGCCACGAAGCGGGTGTTGTCGCAGTTCCAGACCTGCCGGCGAGAAGCCTCATTGACCAGGTAGAGCGATGCATCCGGCTGGTCGGCGATGGCCGTGGCGCGAAACACAGGGATGCCGAATGCCGAGGTATAGCTTGGCGACGTCAAGCTCGACGCCTTCGCGGGCTTCGCTTGCGCCGGCTTTGCAACGACGGCGGTGCCGGTGTTTGGCGACCAGGAGCCGAACAGCGAATCGAACGTGGTCTCGCGCACAGAGGGTACGGCCGCCGGCAACGGCGCGCGGCCGATCGTCCGGCGGGAACTCGCGCCTCGGAGCATCATGGCAGCAGATCCCGGGTGGTGACGATGATGTTGTCGCCATCGGCGTAGACCTTCACGCCGTTCAATTCGGCCACACACCATTCGATGCGCTGGGGCTCGGTAGGCATGGACTGGGTGGCCATGGCAGCAAGGCGCCCTGCGAGCTCGGCGCTGGGCATGTCCGGCCGCTCGAGGATCTCCCCGGCCAGTTGGTTGAGTTGGGGAAGGATGGCCTCGCCAGTCGGCTTGCCTGTCAGGCCCTTGACGCCGCGGCGGCGGAAGATGCGCCCGCCATCGTCGAGCAGCATGAGCGTGGTGCCCCCGTTGCTTGCCACGCGTAGACCATCACGCTCGGTCAATTCGAATGGGGCGGGCTGATCGATAGCGGGAGAGGCGATCACGGGCAGACGGCTCATGGCGGTGCCGCTCAGATCTCGTCCCAAGCCAGGGTGAGGGTTTCGCTGGGCGTGATCCCGCCGGCTGCCGTAGTGCCAACCGTGCAGATCATCACCAAATGGTCGCCCTTTTCACCAGTGCTGGTGTACGGGCCGGCACCCAGGCTCAGTGGCGCACCGGAGTTGTAGGTGAAGAAGTCTGCGTATCCGGTGGTCGCTGTGGCCTCCGCGGGTGTGGCGTAGGCCGTCACCGCCTTGGCATACAGACCGACGCCTGTCCCCAACCCGTTGGCGCCATCGGAATAGGCGCGCACGTTGGTGATCTGGCTGTACGTGCCACCGGCCACGTTCAGGCGCAGCCACTTCTCGAAGCTGTAATCGGTACCCGACGCGGGCTTGACCATCGGATTGATGAGGTCGACGGTGGAGTTGTCCGCGTTCTTGAAGCGAATCGTTCCCCCAGTCTTGTCGGTGGCAGTGCCACCGGCGCCGTTTTTTTCGATGATCTGGACAGTGGCTGCCATATCGGAGTCCTCGGTTTGGGATCGGTAGGGGCCGGCTCATTCACCAGGTGGCGAGCAGGGCATCGCGAAGCAGGTTGCCGCCGATGTCCATGGCGGCATCGCTGGGGTGGATGGCGTCGAAGAACATGCCGGCGAGGTAGCGTTCGGGGCTGGCCCCGTCCCCCAGCGCAGCGGCGTAGTCGACGAGGGTGGCAACGCCGCCGGCGCAGGCGGCGCGGGCCAGGTCGTTGGCGCGCCGGCGTTCGGTATCCTGCGCGAGGGTGTATCCGTTGTTCGGCGGCGAGGTGACGAGCAGCAGGTTGCGGCGGCCGGCGCGGCAGGCGCTGACGATTTGCGTGAGGCGGGCCTGCATGGCGTCGGTCAGAAATCGATCCGGGGAACCATCGTTGACCGCAAAGGGGCAGTACAGCACGTCGCTCGGGTCCAGCGCGGTGATGGCAGCCAGCCCGGCTGCGAGGTAGGTGGCACCGTTCTCGCTGCTCATGCCACCGTTGACCCAGTGGATGGGACGTTGCGGAGTGGAAGCCCGCGTGACACCGCGCAGGCCGTAGGCTCCGAGGACGTTGCCGGGGAGCTGGGTGCTGTTCGCTTCGAGCAGTGAATCTCCAATACCGAGCACAGTACGCACGGAAGCCATGCCGCGGTAGGCAAACTCAACCGCGATCCAGAATCCAGATCCGCCGTTGGACCCTGGCTTCTGGGTGAGGTCGGCCACGTAGTCGAACCCGACGGAGTTGCCCTGCTGGCATACGCGGTAGTAGTCCTTCCCCGCCTGGTCCTGCCACCCGCCGGAGGGCTGCAACCCGCTGACGAGGGTGTGGGAGCCGTCGGCGGTGCCGTTGTGGTAGATGCGCAGCATCACCAGCGGGCGGCCTCCGGGGACGTCAGAGCGCGGCACGCTGATGCAGGGGATCCAGTCGGACTGCAGGTAGGAGGGGTTGAGGCTGGCCGCAGCCGGTGTGGTGCCGGTGGCGGCCCCCGAAAAGGTTCCGCCGCGCCAACCGGATGGGTTGGTGGAGGATGCGACGACCGTGAGGAAATTGATGCCATCGGGCGTGGGGTCGAACATGCGCTGGGCGCTGCTGGTTTCGGCCGTGGCGGTGGGCGCGCAGACGAATTTCCAGTTGGCGGCGGCGCCCGTTTCGCGGGAGCAGATGGTGAGCCGGATGGCGTCAAACGCAGCCTCGGCCTCGAGCTTCTGAAAGTTGGTGCGGTTGCTCGTGTCGGCGACGGAGGCGTTCTTGCCGCCCACCAGGCGAGTGGTGCCGCGACTGCGCGAGGCGGCCAGCAGGAGTCGCGCCGCGCCGGATTCGGCGTTGGACAAAGGGCCGTTGACGGTCGATCGCGGCTGATCGGGCACGGCGTTGACGCTGCCCACGAGCTGGCGCGCCAGCGGATCGGGCAGGTCGTAGGTGGCGCCTGCCGCGAGCAGGCCGAGGCTGCCGCCGTGCACGCTGTTGAGCATCCGCACTTGCATGGGTCTACCTGCTTTCGGGTGGGGCGTCACCAGCGCTGGACGAATCCGCGCCTGGGCTTGTGTTTCGTGAACTGCGCGTTCAGGGGCGCGCGCAGGATTTCGCGTTCCGTTTCGATGGCGGCCTGCAGCGCGATCGCGGCCTCGTTGTCGGCCTCGTTGTCGGCCTCATGCGGTTTCGGTGCCGCGCTGTCCGCTGGCGGTGTATCGAGCAGATCGAGTTGCTGCACGCGGCCGAAGAGCTTTTCTCGGGCCCGGAACACCGTTTCGGCATGCTGGCCCGACATCGCATAGAGATAGGCGGCGTGGTTGTAGACCTCGCAGTCCCAGGCTTCGTTGCGCTCGCTGCCCTTGACCCACCAGAGCGACTTGTGACCTTGCACGTCGCGCCGCCATTCGCGCCGCTCGCTGCGCATCTGCTTGTAGTAGTCGGCCTGGAATCCGAGCGGGAAGTGGTAGGTGCCTCCGCCCGCCTTGGTGAGCCGCAGGCGCCCGTCGATCAGGTTCTTGATGGCCTGGGTGCCGATGAATCTCAGCTCGGCACCCCCAGGTACGGCCGTCCCACGCCAGGTGAATTCGATCTTCTTCGGGCGGCCGATCTTGGGCGCGTCGTAGCTCTTGGCGCCGCGGATGGCAAACCAGTGGCGGCCTCGCAGCTGTGCGTCTCGGCAGAAGGCGTAGACGTCTTCGCCGTGGTGGCCACCGGCGTCGATAGCCGCCGCGTCGACGCGCATGACCTGGCCGCTGGCGTGCTTGATCGGGGCTTCGAGCAGATCGCGCAGCTTGCCCCAGGTCTCGGGGGCCGACGGGTTGCCGTAGATCTCACTGTGCCAGATGCCCCAGCTTTCTTCGCCGCGGCCCCAGGCACGAATGACGATGGCCAGGCGGTTGTCCTGCGTGTCGACGCCGGCGGTGCATACCAGGCCACCGGCCGGGCAGCTCATCAGGTCGTACTGCTCGGCGCGCTGCTGCAGCTGCTCGGCGCCGATGTCGCTGCGCACCTTGTCCTGGTAAGGACGGCCGCGGTAGTTGTTGACGAAGGTCTTGAGCTTGTCTTCGTCGCCCTGCGCGGCCAGCCATTCGATGACCAGCAGGGGCCAGGGGCGCCAGCCGAGCGGGGCCGCAAGGGCTTCGAGACCGAGCCAGCTGGCGACACCGGGCTCGCCAACCGCGGTGGCGAGCCAGTGGCCGCGGCCGCTGGCGCCGGCCTGGGCTTCGCTCATGCTTGCCTCACGGGGCCGGTAGTTCGCCGCTTTCCAGGCGATTTCGGTTTCGAGCGAGCCGCAGGCAGCGCAGCAATAGCGCGCCGTCTCGGGGTCACCATCGGACCACTTGAGCTGCTCCCACACCATCACCTGGGCGTGGCTGCAATCGGGGCAGTGCATGTGCCACTGGCGCTGGTCCCCGCGCTTCACCTGCCGCTGGATTGCGCTGCGGCCATCGATGGTGGGTGTGCCGTCTCCGTAGATTTTGGCCTTGCGCCCGAAGTTGGCGGTGCGCGCCTTTGCCAGTTCGATCGGGCTGCCCTGGTCCTTGAGGTCGAGGTCGTACTCGTCGGGCTCTTCGAACTTGACGTAGCGGATGGTGCTCGACTTGAGCGCGCCGACGCGGTTGGCCCCGACCAGGCGCATCGTGCCGCCCGGGAATTTCTTGCGCAGCTTGGTGTTGTCTGCGCCCTTCTGGTCTGCCGCCCGAATGCGTTTTCGCAGCGCCTGGGTGTTGGCGCGCATGGGCTCGAATCGGGTCAGCTCCCACTGCTTGGCGTCGTCGAGTGTCGGAAAAACGACGAGGATTGCGCCGGCCGCGGTGCAGACCCAGGAGCCGATCAGGTTCTCTCCGGTCACGGAGCCACCCACCTGGTGCGGCTTCATCCACCAGCCTTCGCGGTAGCTGCTCGCCGGCGACATGGTGCGCTGGATATCGACGAGGTAAGGGGTCCGGGTGTTGCGGAACGGGCCGGGCTCGGGCGTGTCGGGAGGCAGGATGCGGTTGGCTTCGGCCCACTCGTCGACCCACACCTTTTCGTCGGGCCGCAGCGCGTCTGCGATGGCCCGGCGAACGGCATCAATCGGGCTCATCGTCATCCGCGTCTAACGTCACGCCTCGGGTCAGTACCTGGTCGGCGAAGGCGCCGAGAACCACTCCAACCTCGTCGTTGATCAGGGCCTCGCAGCGCAGCGGGTCAGGCTCGGCAGCGCAGGCATCCTTGATGCGGGCGCCGACGTTGCCCAGGGAATCCCGCAGCGCACGGAATTCCGTGAACCGCAGGCGGGCGACCTCGTCCTTGTCGACCAGGCGGGCGCGGAGCTGATCGAGCTCGAGCTGCTCACGATCGGCACGGATGCGCTCGCGGCGGGCACGGTCCGCGCGGTACTCGCTGCTGTCGTCAGGCGCCGGCGCGTCGTCGGGCTCGATGGCCGGTGGCGTCGCAGGTGTCTGCATGCTGAGCCGGGCAGCCTTCGCGCGGCCTGCGTCGAGGTGGTGCAGGCGCCAGGAGCGGGCGGCCTCGACCGAATCGACCGGCATGCCCTTGCCTGCGAGCTTGCCGACGGCCTGCTTCGAGATACCGCCCAGCGCGGCCCCCAGCTGCGCATACGTCAACCGGGCTGCTGTCAACTGTCAACCCCTGTTTGTCAACCAAGTTCCACGCCCCCCGACAACGCGTGCCACGCGCTCAAGAATGACC